ATTATTATTTTCATCATCTTCTTGTTCAGTTTCTATAATCTGTTTCATCAAATCATCACTATATTTATTAAATATTCTATCTTCATTTAAATTTAATTTATCTAATGGTAAACTTTGCAATGAAGCACTAATTAAATATATTCTATCAAAATATTTATAATAAGCTCTACTTTTTTCTGGATGCTTTTTAGTTGGATGACTACATAATAATTGTAATACTAATGATGTCTTTCCAGATCCAGATGCTCCCACAAAAAACGAAAACATATTAATAGGTTCTAATGGTGGAGTTGGTATATATGGTAGATTACTCAAATCATCTACATTTTGTTTTACTAATTCAAAATTATTTAATTTTAAATTTTCTATGACTTTCATAAATATAATAGTTATAATATTAAAATTTCAAATTTATTTTCTAATATAAATGTATAAAGAATGTCTTTAACTGAATCATTACCACTTTCTATGAGATACAGCGTCACTGGTGCGGATGCTATTCCTTCTAAAACTACATTAAGCCGTTTCGATGCTACAAGTGCTTCCTACAACTCTGGCTCAAACAATAAAATATTAATCCCAGTTGCTGCTGGCGATAAATTCATAGATACATCAAAAGGTTATTTATATATGAATATTGCTTCTAATCACACTGACGCTAATGGTACAAACAAAGCTCATTTAACCGGTAATGGAGCATGTGTTATTCAAAAATTAGAAATTGCCGTAGCTGGTTCTTCTGGTAAAGTAGAATCTATTTCAGATTATAATGTATATCACTTATATGATGAATTATGGTCAAGTAATGTTAATGATTTAACTTACCAAGCAGCTACTGTTGCTGGCGGTGGTGCTGCTCTTGAATCTGATGCATTAGGTAAAGATTTAGCCAAGGCTGGAGCAGCTGGTAATTCTGTAAATGTTGCTATTAAATTAAATTGTGCTTTCTTAAATACATATTTCAAAAAAGCTCTTCCAGCTGGTATGAATAGCTTTCAGATTGAAATTACATTAGATTCATTTGCTAATGCTTTTACTGAAGCAGCTACTGTTGATGCTCCTTTTACTTTTACCGTTTCTGAAGTCCGTTATTATGCTCCATGCTATCAAATTTTAGATGAAGCCATTATGGCTTCATACGCTCAGCAAGTTTCATCCCAACCTATAATGTGGGTCGGTCAATCTGTAAATACTATTGTAAATGCTATTGCTGCTGCTGGTGGAAAACAATCACTACAAATAAATTCAAGCTATCGCTCATTAAATGGATTATGTACTCTTGTAAGAACTTCTGAAAATTTAAATACTCAAACTAAAAATAGTTTAAATGCTTTCAACCTAACAAATGTATCCAGCTATAAATATCGTATTATGTCGGAATCATATCCTTCCGATGATGTCGATATTAGCAGCACAAATACATCTCGCTCATATATAGAGGCATCTAAAACTTTTGCTAAACACGGAAAAACACATGCTGTTTGCTCGGCTGTTTCAGTCACACAGTGGATGGCGGATGACGATGCAGCCAATTCATCCGTAGGCCATGGTTCTATGTGTGTAGACCTTAAAAAATTCAGTGATGAAAGATTAATTATGCAGGGTCTTGATACTACTGCTGGAGGCCCAAGTAATCTTGAAATAACTTTTAGCAGTGCTCCAGCCGCAGGCACAGCGGTCACATTAGCACTTCACGATCGCATGTTTGTGCACAACCCTAATGGTGTTGTAGAAGCTCAATTTTAATTAATCTTTTAATTAAATTTTTTTAATTTAAAAAAAATATTATATATAATATAATGGAAGGATCAGATGAAGCAGAAAATTATAAAATAGATTTTAATAGAGATTATAGACAAGAATTTTTAGACAAATATCCAGCAGATAGTTTTTTAGAAGAACCTGTTGATGATAGTTGGGTAGAATTAAAACATAAAAAAGCTTTATTTGCTTATTGTAAAAGTATGGTTGATTCAAAATATAATAAATATCCAGATCCTATGTACACCTTATTAATAAAAAAAATATATTATGATACTATTAAAAATATTAATAAAGAAGATTATATTAAAGAACAAGAAGAATTAAATAATATGTCTTTTTTAGAAAAAGAATTACAAATAGTAAAAGATAATGAAACATTAGAAATATATTTAAATGATAATAATAATGAAAAATAAATATATTATATATATATAATGAATAATATCAAAATATTAAAGTTAAATAGTTTAGATGCTTCTGTTTCATTAAGTAGCGATAAATCATCGTTCACATATGTTTTAAATAATGTTGATATACGCAATAAAGGTAAGTGTTTAGTCGAAGTAATGAGTGCTGTGGTTCAGATATGTGCTAATAGTGATAAATCAAATAAAGTAGTTGATAATAATCAAAGTATAATTGTTTTAAGATGTAATATAGATCAAGAAGGATTATCAACCGAAACAAATGGTGCTGGTAATATAATTGCAACTTTTAGTGATATTGAATCAAAAACATCTACTGGTGCCGATCAGACAAGCCCACTAACATTTATTTGCAATCAACTACCAAGCCAGATTAAATTAGAGCGTATGGCTTATACCGCAGCTAATCCATCAGTATTAGAACCAGCTAATACATATACAACTAACCCATTATTATTTTCAGTAAATTTAAAAATTACTTTTCTTGAAGATTTAAATTAAATTAATTCTATAATCAAATTATTTTTTTTTATTTATTAATAGAATTTTATTTTTATATTTAATTATTAATTTAAATTATTTAAAAAAATTATCTAAATATATAATATAGAATGGTTCGTACACAAAAATATACTTATGATACATTAGAAGAACGCAGAAAAATATATAGAGAGAAGGATAGAATAAATCACTTTAAAAATTATTGGCGGACTAATTATAATATTATTGTACCAGAAGATCAAATAGACTTTTTTAAAAAAAATAAAAGTATTATTAAGGCAAGTTTACCAATTTTGCAAAATTTAAAACAAATGGAATTTGTAGAAAATACTAATGAAAATTAAATTATAATAGTTTTAACTATTTGGAACTATTTGGAACTATTTGGAACTATAATAATTTTTTTTTGACTTGATTAAATATTTCTATACATAATTCATTTGGTATTTGATAAACTTTATCTATCAAACCATCACCTCCTGGACAATATACTTTATATTGTATATGTGTATGTGATTTATCACATCTATTTAATTTTAAATTAAAATTATTTAAAAATACTGTTGGTTTTTTTATAGGATAATTATACATACAATAATCACATATAGTATATTCATAATTTAATATATTTCTATTTATAATAGAATTAAATTTATTATGATAAGGGTTTTCAATTGTAAATGTAGAATTATTAAAATAATCAATTATTTCTTTTACTTTATATAATAATAAATCACTTTCTTTTAATTTTTCATTATGTATTTCTGGTGTAAATAAATATTTATTATCACCTCTGCCTTTATATCTATTATACCAAGTCTGTTGATTTTGGGACATATAAATACAAGGTGGACTAAAATGCAAATGATTAAAATAATTTTTATCAAACTTTTTATAATCAAAATCTAATATATTTATACATTCAGTAGGATTAAATCTTTTTTCTATATCAACGCTATAAACCTCCCAATTATTATTTTCAAATACTTTACCAATAGATTTAGTACCACAGAATATTTCTAATAATCTCATATATTATATAATTATATTTTAATTAAATTTATTTTTTTTTTTAAAAAATTTAATTAAAGTAATAGTAGTAAAATATCTCATTAAAATAATTTTTCTAATTCGGTTTCAATTTCAATTTCAGTCCCAAGTTTAATAGTTATTCTAATATTTATCTCTAATGTCTGTTTTACCTTCATAATATTATACTCATCTAAATATTCTCCATATACAGTTAGTAAATATGTATTATTAACATTAGTTAATTTATCTGTAAAATCTTTTATAATATCAGTTTTAAGTTGTTTTAAAGTTAAACTATTATCATATTGCCTAACTATCTGATAATCATTTCCTCTAAAACTATAAAATAAACACCCTAATAAATAACCAAGGAACGATTCACCGTCAAAATTTACATTAACAGTATACCAAAAATATAAAGTTTTTGAAGTAGGTATTTTAGTTTTTGATAAGTTTAAAGTATCTGTTAATTGTTTTATTAGTTTTTTATTTATTTTTTCTCTGTTTGTATTTAATAAATTTTCAAAATTTCTTTTACTTTTATTATTCAAATATATTTGAGTTTTCTCTCTAAAATTATCAAGTAAGTCCTCTATATATTTACTATATACAATATTATTTAAAAATTGTAAAGTAGATATTTTTTTACTGAAATATGGGTTAATTTTATCTACTACTATATCACAACTAATAGGAATTTTATTTTTTTTTACTAATAGATTAAAATAATTTATTTTTGTGTTATTACATTCAATTATTTCTT